GTAATTTTCGCCCAAATGTAGGTGAATTTTCACCTGAAAAATGTTTTGAATGATATTTTCCTTTACAAATACGATTACAAAATCGTAACTTACCAGGTCTATACGTTTCTAAACTTTCAAGTGCGGTTCCACACTCATCACAAGGTTGTATTCTTCTTGGTTTTAAATCATTTTTTCGTGTTCGCCAAACTTCAAATAATCCGTGTTCAATATTCCATTTTGCGGCGCATGAACGCGTACAAAATCCACTTCCTTCGTCAATACGTCTAAAATCATTTCCACAATATCGACATTGTCGTACTATTTTTCTTTTTTCGTCTAATTCTTCACAATATTTTTCTCGATGTATATTAAAGCATTCTTGTGAACAAAACTTCTGATTACCCACTTTTGGTGTATATAATTCAGAACAAATTTCACAATTACGTTGTGGAATTGTTCGTGGAATATAATTTTGTTTACGATCATTTTCACGACACACGCCTGAACAATATGTTTGATGACCACCACTTGGAATAAACTCAATTTTACAAAAAGGACATATCAACGTACGTTTTATATACCTTGATGCTTTATAACACTTAGTTGAACAAAAACGTTTTTTACGTGTTTTTGCTTCAATTTCAATGTCACAATATTCACATCGAACAATCATTAGTATTATTATTTTAACCCACCTCATATCTATTGTTTAGATGAAAATAACGATCAAACGACTTCGGCAAATAATTCGTGAGGGACTTGCAGGTTCACAACCCGAAGAAGACTATTCAAATGAAATCGTAGATGACAAATCTCTTGATGGTGAGAGCTTACTCGTCAATGATGAGACAAAGAAAAAGATGAGAAGTTACTTCAAATCAATGGGACTTGCAACGCATTGAGGTTGTCATGAAACATTTTCTATTTGTGTTACTGCTGCTTTCGTCGTGCACACCAACGATATCTTGGCACGACAAACAAATGGCAATCGCAACAACAATTAATGGCAAATCACTAAGTTGTTTTAATTCACAATGCTGCTTTCCATACAAACACCACAAAGACGTGAAAAATGTCCACGTCATGGTGTGTTCAGAACAATTACCCGACAAGGATGGGTTTCATCAGTTGAGTGTATCGACGAAAATGTATTTTCGTTAACGAAAGTTTTGTTATACAAGTTAAACAAGATTGATTAATCTTAAACAAGTGATCCTAACGTTTAAAGTCAAACATAAGTTGCAACTTGAACATTCTCTTTTTGAGAAGGCAGTTAAAGTTGCACAGTTTGCTTTTGAACATGGATATGTTTCAACAAAAAATGTTAAACACATTGGACTTCATTCATGTATTTCATGTCAAATTATCAGAAAATATGGACGAAGCAAAACAATCAAAAAAATTCACAAAAAAGTAAAATTAATTATTCCTGGACAGAGCGTTAAATTTAATATTGACGAAAAATTGATTCGACTCCCTTGTCTTAAAAGTGTATTTAATTTCTGGTTTCGCAATGATTTCACAAAGATAAATCAAGTTGAACTCGACAAGACTTGGGCTTACGTGACTGTCACAATTCCAGACGTTGAAGTGACGAAGTCACAAAATTTCGTTGGCATTGACTTGAACTCAACTTCTCACTCAGTTGTCGTTGCAAACCCATCAACAGGAAAAGTCAAGAAACTCGGAAAACAAGTTCCTCACGTCAAAAAGAAATATCGAGCAATTAGAAAAAGACTTCAACGTCAAAGAAAGTTCAAAGAACTTAAGAAAGTTGCAAACCGTGAGCATCAAAAAACAGTTGACATCTTGCACAAACTCACGACAAGCATCGTCAAAGAAGCAAAGGAAAACAACACAGGAATAAAAATTGAAAATCTCAAAGGCATACGAAAGCGATGCACAGTTAAATTTAAAAAACAAAGCAACTTCGTCCTGAACTCTTGGCCATTCTTCATGTTCAAAACCATGCTTGAATACAAGGCCAAAAAGTGGGGCGTTGAGCTTCAAGTGATTGATCCTAAATGGACTTCACAGAAGTGCTCACGATGCGGCCACGTCGACAAAGAAAACCGCACCGGAAAAGTGTTCAAGTGCACACACTGTGAACACGTTGATCACGCAGACGTCAACGCAGCGTTTAACATTGCTGTGGCACCTGAAGTGATCAGTTCGTCAAAGAAAAGAGATTTGACGAAGAGGCCATCTGAAGTCCTCAAAGAGCAATGTCGATGCAAAGACAACTCTTGATCCTTATCACATCGTGAGATAAGAAATTCAGTTTCGTTAGTTCACAATTGACTTGTCGACGTTCACAGTCAAGTGAAACGATATCTCAACGTCATAGCTCGTTGAAACGACCAAATCTTTCGTCAATGTTGCGTCTATGTTGACATTCAACGTCGTCTTACCACTTTCGAGCAATTTCTTGATGTCATCAAACTTTGCAGTGACAGGAACTGAAACATAGCTTCCTACCATTTCTGCGCTCGTCAACGTGTGATTTGCCAAAGCAATGTTTCCCAAATTTGCTGAAAAATCATTCACGTTCTTCCAACATCCAGGTGCTCCACAATCGAGCTTCACGACGATGTCTGACAGTGAATAACTTGCACCATACTTTGCGTCGTCAAAGTCTTTGAGCTCTTTGCTCACGTCGACGTCTGTAGACGCAGGTAAAGACACCTTTTCACTAAAATTCGCGGGTATATAACTACCATATTTTAGTTTTATTGGTGAAACTAACGACGTTAAATTTGATGCGACGTCAATGTGCTTCTTGACAATTACGTCGTCATCAAGCGTCGCAGACACACAACCTGAAACAATGAACGCAAGCACTACGAATGTATTTTTCATTTTTATCTCCTTCGATTTAACTTACAAGAAATATTCCAATTATTATAAACAATGCAGCCATTGGCAACAACAACAATGCAATGAATGGGTGAAACCGCCAATAAATTGTCAACGATCCAAAAACGACGATGTACACCATTAATTGTCGACCAATTCGTCTTGCAAGATCTGACATCATCTCTTTTGAGAAGATGTTATACCCACACAACATCATTATGATTGCAAGACCGGTGACAAGAAAAAATACTTTTCCAACAATTGACAGCTTCATGATAGAAGTAATCTATCACAAAAACATCATTTTTACACTTTCTCAAAAGAATGAGTTGAAACCAATTTTACACGCTCCACCGACGCGAGCATGTAACGATGGATCGCCGATGACAATGTCGTCATTGTTCACTAAATTGTTTATGTTGTGTGTCTTTACGTCAATCCAACTCACGCCTGCTCGTAAGAAGAAGCGAAAGCTCCTACGATTGCCAAATTCCAATCCACCAAGGATTTGCTTATAATCCCATCCAACAGTCGCACCCTTGCCTGATGGGATGTTTCCTTGTGTAATGTGCCCAAATTCTCCTGTCAACGTAGGTGCAACTGGAAAGTCTATGGGATCGAACGTGAGAGATGCCGCATATCCTAATTTTAGGACGTAGTTTGCCATCACGTCGATGTGTATAAACTGAAATCCTGGACGAATTGAAATTCCAACCTGCGGACCGGACGGTAACCCAACACTCGAAGTCCAGCCCACCCACTTGTTACGTTCATGAGGCGGTAAACTAACTGACCCACCAAGTAATGTTACCCTCGACGAGCGTTGTGGTTGAATGGGTTGAACGACTACGGGTGTGGGTAGAGCTACGGGAGCTTGTTCACGTTCAACAATGTTAAACGTAAAATCTTCTTGACCGTCGTCTTGCGTGTCTGATGTTTCATCATCTGTTGTTTGTTCAATGTCAAGCTGAACTCCTGAATTTTCTTTAACGTTTGCGTCAACAGGTTGTTCTTGTGCAAGTAACGTATTAGATGACAACAATATTGTAGCAGTTAATGCGATAAATTTCACGTTTGTCTCCTGAAAAGTTTTGAACTACGTGAATAGTCTATCACAAACGCATAAAAAATACACAACAATATGAAGAATTAAGTCAAGTCATCTACTAACACCAATATTTTCATATCAATTTTGCCTTTGCTTCTGCAAACGCTCTCAAAAATTTATCGTCATTGTAATTAAACTCATTCGTTCCACGAAACTTTTCACAATCTTCAAATCCTTGTAACGCAAACACGCGTGGCATTGACGATATGAACACAGGTAAATTTTGTAACGCACGTAAAATTTTGTCTCTTTTATCAAATTGTCGTTTCAATCCACGATGTATGCCATAATGATAAGCCTGAACGTTTGACAACCTTGTCGCATGAGAACCTGCTGGGACTAAAGACTTTGGAAATTCCTTGAAATTATCAGGACGCATTGTTTTATTATTTTTTGTGCACCTGTCTGTATAAAGTTTGTCAACGTTGACGTCCCACTCAACCTGCGTTGAATAGACATTTAGTCCCATCACGTAATCATTCGTCAAATAATCATATAACGGTGCTTGTAGTGACGTGAACGTCTTTGTGTTGTCTCGTAATGGTGATAAATGTGAATATAACAGTTGCGTTGCATTATCAAAAACATAATCGTGCGCAAGTATCGTGTCTGCGTCGACCTGCACAAAAAAATCATACTCACACTTGACAATATTCCACGTTGAATACAATTCTTTTGCCGCTTCATGTTCTGGTTTGTTTTTTATAATGTATTTTGAAATTATTACATTCTTTTGCTCATCAACGAATTGTTGCGAACAATCAAATTCATTTTCTCCACAGTACATTGTGCCGACAAAAACTTTAAACATAAACATTATCCATTAGTTGGAGTTTGTCGTAGCATTAGAATATCAAAATCAGCAGGAACAGTTGGAATTAATTCACACCCAACACCCCAATGCGTTGGTGTCATTGTGTTTATTCCATTATACGATACTACGTTGGGTGGACCACTAGACGCGTCACCATGCGATGAAAGCACCCAATTAACACCGTTAGATGAATATTCTTTATAATAACTTGTACCATCAAATCGAACTCTAAAAAACCAGGTAAAAAGCGCAGGTGTGATGTTTGATAATTCAAGCGTACCTATTGTCACATAATTTCTAGTGTGATTTGTAAATCCACACGCACTTGCTGATGTATACAACGGGTTAGCCTCTAACAACGGTCCCCACATAAACCTATGCCCCAAATCATCAAGTAATACAATTGCAATTCCTTGATATGCCGCAGCAAAACCGTTTACGTTGCCAACATAACGAAAACATGCCGTAATCGTCCACACGCCACCAGGTCCCGTATTAAATGATGAAATTGGTGGCAAAAAATCGACATAATCAGGAGACGTATTTAACGCCACGCAATGAAAAGTTGAATATGTTGTGTGTGAAACGATTTGAACAGAGGATATTAATCCGCTTTCGTATGTCCAACCTGATAAATCTCCCGTGCCTATTATAACTTGTGAAACGTATGGCACGTCAATCAACCAATTAGAACCGTCAGAAATCATTTTGTATCCAGAGTCCGTTGGTACGTACACTGTACCAACTGAAACTGATGATGCTGATGGAATATTTGAAATTTGTCCAATTATTATTATACCACCGCTTGACGCATTAAGCCTATTGTCATTTCCTTCACAAAATGTACCTGCCACTGTTCCAAATGGTGGCATTGCGTGAACGTGATCAGCATGTGCCGCGGCATTTTCATTACCAACGGCACCAGAAATGCCAGGCGTCTCATCTATTGGCACAGTTGTAGCAAGCGGCGCGCCCGAAGAAGAATTTTGCCACGTTGCTTTTGTAGGTGACACAATAGTCAACACTTGTCCTATTTCAGGAGGCGCTGCATTTGATACATTTACAACAGTGGAATTAGACGCTTGAAGCCCAGTTGCACCAAGTCCTTTAATTCTGTTGTCAATTATGTAATTGAGTTCAGAAAGTGAAAATGTACGTCCCATGTTATAAATAACGTCGTGTCACTCTTCATACCCGAATTTTTCAAGCCGTGCAACTTCACGGTTCATGTAAAACTGTGCCTTCTTTGCGTCGCGTAGTGAAGGAGTTTCGTCCTTAATTCCCATTCTCCATAAATATTTAAATACGTTTCCGCAACAGAAATTCATATGTTCGACTATGTCAATGCACTCAACGCCAGACGGGTGAGAATTATAGTGCGTAGGATGATTGACGTGTTCTTTTTTTGCTGATTTTTTCTTCAATGTGCATGATTTCTTGCGCATGTTAAAAATTTAACTTATCGCGTAGCGCATGTAAATCAACAGTACCAAAATTATTGCCTGCTTTTATTCGAGCGCTCGTCTCTTGTGGAAACGTGTGACAAATTCCCTTGTCAATAAATCCTGAAACATACGTCATGTCTTTGTCTGCACAATCGTACATGTGTTTTTCAAAAAGTTGCATAACTTGACATGGATTTGGATAACCAATCAATCTTTCAAAGTCAGACGTTCGCCACATTGTTGGACGCGAAATCGGACGAAAGTTTGACTTATAAAAAACGTGGTTTCCTATGATTTGTTTGTCGTAGTGAACTACATTTTGTTTTCTTACGCCGACATGTGACACAGACTCGGGATTTATGTATTTTTGCGTTATTGAACTGTTGTAACGCTCAACATTATTGACATCATATTCGGGAAGTCTAATACAATTAACGTCCGAATTTTCATCCATGTACGATATTGCATCTGCAACGAACGTTCCATCGTACACGACAAAATCATCGTACATGTATGCAAAATATTTGCAACCTAACGATTTTGCACGTTGTAACGCAACGTAGTGCGCAGCTACATCGAACCACTTATTATTTGCATTGAAATATTCATATTGTGTGTTGACTAATGATCTTGTTGGTAATGCATTATCAATGACTATGATGTGCGCATCATTTATCGTTTTAAGCGATTGATATGATTTTTCCCAAGTATCAAGTCGCCTCTCACGATTTTCTTCCGTTAGATACGACAACCACGATATGACGAGATTTTTAGACATGTGATAGTACCGAATTGATAATTGCGCTTGACGTCATGTACTTTTCCCATGTGTACACACAATATTCACTTCTGATTTTGTAATCATCGCAAACTAAATCGACATAATTTGGTACGTTTCCGGGTGAATACTGAATGCAACAATCAAGTATTTCTTTCTTCCAGTACGAAGACGGTGGGACGAGCGATGGAATTCCTAAACACAGCGCTTCATATGTTCCGTGACGCAGCCCTACACCATGTGGTTGCAACGTGCAATATGTCGTCATTAATTCTTGAACGTAGTTATTTGTTCGCAATCCGTTCATTTCAACAAACTTATCACCATATGTAATTTTCGCAGAGTTCACGTCTGCTTTGCGATCGTAAACATAACACGAAGCGTATCCACCAAAAAATGCAACAAGATGTTTTCCGTTTAGATTTTCTCGAAATACATGTCGATTGTTTATGATGTGTGCATATGCATCATAGTATGACCAGGGAAAACACGTCAATAATTCACCTTTTACTTCGTCAATTTTCTCATAAAAGTGTTTGCTACACGTTGGTGATAAATTTGGCTTCACGTAAAAGAACTTTTTATTCCTGTTTCGTGCAGCCAAACACAAGTCGAGCCTTTCAGTGCTCTCGACTTGATCGTCCATTACACCGTCATGACACTCCCACCAAACTTCACACGTCGGCATGTCCCACAACATCGTCTTTGCAACTATTTCTTGTCGCCTTGACCAATCTCGTGGGATTGATGGTAGGAGATAATTGAAACGATGTGACGAGACGTGGCAAGTTGTCATTTTGTGATTTCAACGTTTATGTGAAGTCCATCTGTTAAGTTTGCAACACCGTGTATGATTGCATTTTCTGCAATGAATGCACCACCACCAATTTGGGCATTTCCTCCTACAACGGCGTTCTTTCTAAGAAAGCCTCCGCTAACAACTGCGCTGCCCGTTATTCTAACGTTGTCGTCTAAGTTTGCAAATCCAAAAACTTGTCCGCAATTATACACCCACACGTGTCCCTGAAGAACCGCTTGACCATATACTTTTGCGTCGCAATTGACAATGACATAATAATTAATGATTGCTTCGTCAAACACCAACGCATTTTTGCCAACGAACACAGTCTTCGCGACGCGCGCAGTGTCTGCAACCCAGCCGCCAAGTACATTTTTTGACCTATTCACGTGTCGATGCGCAGGAACAAGTCCATGTCCATCACCAAAATCATAAAAACATTGTGTCATGTTATATTTTTTCTAAATTGACTGTAATAACGTGCGGTACTTTTCAAATCCGATTGGAATTTTCCAATTGTTTGGAACTACGGGAATTGTGGGAATACACTGTAACAAGTTTGTTGATATCGCATTTGATGGCAACACGTCTTCAGCTATACCTACGGGTGTAGAAATCGTGGGAACTTGACACAGTGAACTTTCCAATAGCGCCTGAGGCGCGCCTTCATAACGTGACGCCACGACATATAAATCTGTACAATTATATAATTCGTTTATTGTCTCCTGTAAAGGAAGTTCAATGTACGTGTAAGAAATGTTTGCAAAATCAAGTCGTTTCATCACGTATTGTCGGCGCCATCCTGACAATAGCACGTGCACATTTTCATGCGTTGAAGCATATGCAATCACAAAGTCACAAAATAAATCAGGACCTTTTTCAAGCTTCGGTAAAAACTCTCCTGTAGCAATCGAAGAACCTTCAGTGTCTCGTTGAAACGACGAAATTATAAATGCATTTCGTGGAAGATTGTGCTTTGAACGTAATTCTTGTTTATTTTCAAGTGGAAACCAAATTTTAGAATTTGTCCAATAAGGTAGTAAATGTACGTCTTTCTTAGATAGCTTGAGATTTTCCTGAATTTCTTTCACCTGCTCAAGCGTGTGTCTATTATAAACATGATACGCATGTGTGAATTTATCACGTGCTATGAAATCTAATGCTTCGGACTTTTGAAACTTTGTCGGCACGATGTGATGTACACTTGTCAAGACGCGTTTATTATCAAGAAGTCCTGCTCGAGCCAAGCCTGTCCAACACCAATCGCTTAATACCCATATCACATTTGCAAGCATAGGCGTTGGAACACAAATATCTTGATTTCCTTCAAAGAATTCCCTTGCAAGTGTGTCGCAAATCCACGCTTCGTTCGCAGGAAGTGTGTATATTTTTTTCTTCATGTTTACTTTCTATGCTAAATCGTACACGTTATATTTACCAAATGCACTTTCACACTCTTCAACGAACTTCAATTCTTGAGTTGCACAAAGATGGCATACGTTGCCAAACTCAGTTTTACAAAACGAATAGTAACCATCACAATGTCTGAACCATACATACGATGATCCATCGCTTGATTTACAATTTATCATTGAATTCTGAGGAATTTCGTATAATTTCATAGTACTTTTATCATAATACACATGCGTCAATCATTACACACCACATTTGTCTTATCATTAATTTTTCGAATAATCTCACGAAGTTTGCTCGGTAACGTACTACAAAACATGTCTACAATTTCTATGTCGCCTGCATTTTTGCACCTCGTCACCATGTCAAACGTGCCTTTGCTATCTTCTAACCTTTTCGGGTACACGAAGTATGCACAAATGTCTATTGGACTTGATACAATCTTCCTGCCCCATGACAAACTTTACACCCGTTGTTTTCAACGAACTTCTTGTGAAGCAGTTTCGCAACGTAATTGTGACTGTTCAAAATAAGTCGCTTTACGTTTTTGAGCTCCTGTTTTTTCTGCTTCAGGACGTCGTCAATTGTAGTGAGATCCATGTGTTGTCAATAAACAAATTATCACATTGACGAACGAATTACACTCTCAAACAATTCAACGTATTTTTTTGCAACGTTCTTTATCGACACATCGACATGTGAACCCAAAGATTTGACGTTAGGTAATTGTTTTATTTGCTTCACGTTTAACGTGGGTGGTGAATCCCAGTCGAAATATCCAGGCTCAAACTCATTTTCTTCTTGTAAAACTATTCCAAAGTCTCTTACAATCTCTTTCGTGCCACCGCTACTAGCGATAATGCAGGGCGTCTCTTGTGATAAAGCATGAATTACAGTGTTTGGACAATGATCAGCGAAATTTAACGCAATAAACCAATGTGACATTGCATATACTTCAAGACACACGTCAAGTGATTGATAACCTGCATAAAATATTCCTGTGTCAGCGCGTAACAAGTCATAGTTCTGTTGATTGTCAACAATACCAAGCACTATCAAACAACTCTTTTTGTCAGGTGATAAGCTTCGCAAGTGTTTGAACAGCTCAACGTTCTCTCGTAATCGCTTTTGTGGATGCCACATTGCTGAACAAGAGTACACTACGTCAAACTCTTGTCTAAGCTTTTCCAATCCTGTGAACTTGTGCTCACGTATTGGCGTTGCGTCTGTGCCATTGTGAATGACAACACCTTGCTTTGGCTCACCGAACAGCTTCGTGACTATTCTCTTGTCGAACTCGCTCTGAAAGACGACTGCGTCTGCGAGAGCGTATGTTTGTTTTATGCTCCTGTTTTTTTGTTCAAAGTCTTTTTGCGACGACCATATGCCATCAAGACGATGCACAACTTTATCACACAGCTTTTCACCCGTTTGTTCAATGAACACCAAGCTCACGTCTGCGTTGTTATCAAAGACGACTTCGTGTCCCATCTCAAAAAAAGCTCTTGCAAGACAAGTTCCGAAGCAATTTGGGCCGCTCGAGCTACTTAGATCAAGATTATTCAGCTGAATTCGCATTTAAATTCCATGAATTTGTGAAGGATCATCACCTGGCTTGATCGCGAGCAACAACTTTTTGTTCGCAACATTACGAGGTATCACGCCTGCGTTGTTCGTCTCGTTGATGTGGCACTGTTCAGACGCACCCACCCAGTTGAAGCTCTCGCAACAGTGAGTGAAATCTTTCCACGTGTGCTCAAATCCTGCACCGAGCGCCCATGCCATCGAGTGTATCATCAGCTGCACGTTTGCAGGAAATTTGTTCCAATTCACGAACGCGTTTGAGATGTATTTTTCATTCGCCTGTAACCTCTGCATCACAACGTTGTCGAGGCTCACGTCAGTTAACATCAACGATGCAACTTTTTCTGCGGCTTTGTGTCCGAGATGAGCAAGACTTTTGTCTGCTTTTATTTTATTCCATTCAATTACAATTTCGTCTTTTGTCGCAGGTAACTTCGTGTCTCGATGTATCCACGGTAACTTCAATGCGCGTTCTACGGGATCGATGAGTACACCCACGCTTGTCGTTATAAGCTGTTTCACGTCAGCATACATCACATAAATTCTTCCCTCTAATTTTGTCGAAAATGAAGGAAAAATGTCTATGACAGATTTGTACATTATCGCCTCTTCACAAACCTGATTATGTCGTCACCAAAGTTGGTTCCACTCAACAACATCGCCATGAGCGCAAGTTCCTTAGACGGAATGTTTTCAAGTTTTGCTTTCTTTTCAAAGATGTTTGGATCGAGTTCTTCTTTACCGTTAATTTTCAACGACCCATAATAACACTGAGCGACGTAATTAGCGCTTTCATTATCAAGCTTCACGTTTGACTGTTGTAATATGTCAGTGAGACAATTAAAAATCACAACATAAATTTCGTTACATGTTGCTTTGTTTAGGCTTCTGCCGTCCAAAAACATTGACAAACGTTCTGCCAACAAAACGCTAAACACATCGTTGAACGTCTTCTTTTTACTTTGCGTCATTTTCCTGTTTCCTTTTCAATGTGAGCTTTACCGCAGCATTTTGCACGGCTTGTTTTTGGCACTCAGAAACCCATGAATTACCCGCACTAATTCCTAGCGCAGTCAGGCCCGTGCCAACGCCCGTCGTTATCAACGCACTGATCATGATATTTTTGTTCACGTTAGTTTCGGCAACAGCTAAGCCCGATAGACCCGTACCAACTCCCGCCGCGGCAAGGCCTGCGGCTGTTCCAACAATGTGCAAAGTGTCGAGAGTGTTGCAATGTTCCTGCGTCACAACAGCATTTGCAGCTTGTGGGTTTGCGGTGGGTGACACGTCAAAGTGACTGACGCAGCCCATCATCAACATTGTCGCCAGGAGAGATATTTTCTTTGCAAGCGGTAATGCCCATTGAGGAATTGTCGTTTTATTTTTCTCACAAAGCTGTAGTGCGAGCGCACGTGAGTGTTCTGCATTCTGCGGAAGATCGATATCACGAAAGTAGACGTAGTCCTTATACAGATTTTCAAGCTGATTTTCTGTGCCTGTCGTGTGAAGAGGCATTGTTAATTCTCCAATAGTCTTCGCTGATGTTCAGCCAATAACTTCTCGCAAAGAGGCGTTCCATCAAACATTTCGGACAATGACACCACGTCGCTTACGCTAATCTGATCGAGCTCAACGTCGTTTGTCACGATCAAGTCAACGATCTTGGTGTCCGGCGTCAGCTGAACGTTCTTGAATACCTCGTTCACGACCCACTGCGCGCCTGCTACAGAAATCGATGTTGCGTACACGCTGTCACGCAAACACTCCATAAACACGTTTGCTATTACGTCTCTAACTTCGTGCAGGTACTCAACGTCGACATTTTTGTTATAAAGCTCCGACAATTTCACCGAGAGAACGTTTTCAAATATTTTTACAAAAGTCATAATGTTAGCACTTCTATATAAGAATTTATACATTCGTCCCAATCTTGTATTTGATAATCGTTCTGCGCGTACTTTTTTCTCAACAAAATTTTCTCGAGCTGCTTCACATTGTCGTACAGGTGTTTTTCGTCTCCCGCGAACTCAACTGCACCACCACCGTCTGACAATGTGTACGATGGTAACCCACAACTGATGCTTTCCAGAAGTGTGTTAGGTCCCGGGTCTCGACGGCTTGCAAAAACATAGACATCGTGTTTTGATAATTCACGTCCAAGCGGCTCACCACACAAAGGCTCGACGTGAACGCTATTTTTTAACTCTGCTTTTGTCCTACCGACGAACGTGAACTCAAAGTCATCATGCTTCCCGACAAACTCGTCGAGCCACACAAACACGTCCTCGCCTTTCAACGGGTTGTCTGACCACGAGTGCGCGACGATATAAGTCTTGTCTGACACTCGAGACAATTTGTTGTTGTGATCCTTGAAAATCCCTTTGTCACACCCATTGATTATCACGTGTGTACTCGGGTGTCTCAGGTGAACAAACTTGTGATTGGCAAAGTAGCTGCACATCCATTCAGAGACGTACACGACGTGGGCACTGTTCTGCACAACAAAAGCTATCTCACCGTCGACGTTGTTCGTGTTCTTACGCGCGTCACAGTCATTGACACGGGTGATTATTTTTAACTTCTTGAGACGACCATGAGGCGAGTTCGCGTAGTTTATAATTTGTGTTGCTGATGGCAAGCCGCTGTCACTACCCATGCCTGCGATCAGCACGGTGTCTGCGTCGTCAATGCAATCAACGATCTTATCACCAAGACGTTCGTAAAGCGCATTTACATACTTCGCGCCACCACCGTAGGGTCCATGATAGGGCCGACGATTTACATATAATTTCATGAGACTAATATAATACACTCATGCAAAGAGTTTTTCTTTCACCCACTCAGGACACCAACGAGCATCCCAGCTCACAGTGTTCAGTCTGTGTTCCTGAGGCACCTCTAACAAGTCACGCTTAAACAACGTCAGTGGCCTGTGGTTCCACAATGCCTTGTGCTCAACGTTGATGTAGTTTTTGTTTTCGTAGAAGCACCTATTGACGCGCCGCTGAACTTGCGTGCCCTTGACGATATTATCCTGCTCACCAAGTCGAGCCACGTTGTACTCTGTAAAGTGTCCGCAAAAGTTGGGTTGCGTGAACGAAGACGCGTGCATGACGACCTTGGGATCGTTCTTCGACAGTAGTTCCTGGACGAACTGTACTGGCTTTCGCATGTGCTCCATGACCTCGCTGATGAAGTACACGTCAGCAGGAGGAATTTCGTCACGTGAGCACACTTCAATGTCTTCACTTTCAAAGAAATGAGAAGCAAGCTTCGCTTGTAGGGTGGCAGACACACAGTTTTGGTAGACTACCTTTGCTTTTAGCCCAAGCTTCTTGAACAAGTGAGCGATGTGCAAAGTCGACAAGCCGATGCCAGCACCGAAATCGACGACTGTCTCGACGTCATTGAACACGTTGTTAGACAGTTTTTGTGCAGTCTCGAACAAATTCTCGAAGCGTTGCACGTATGCACGCGACCAGTAAATATAAGTGTTGAAACAACCGAGCGTGAACAGTGGATCAGAATATAGCTCTGCTTCTGCTTTTTCGTCCTTTGACGATGAATTCCAACGTTCAAGGAGAAAATTTCCACACTTCCAATCGTTCGTTATTTTATTCCCGTCGAACGACGTCCACTCGTAGACCCACGACAGTGGCTTCTCTAAGACTTCTGCAAAAACGGGAGCGTATTCCAGAAATATTTCAGTACTGTTGTGCTTGTCTGATAAGTTCATATTCGATAGATAAATCTATCGGCGTAATGCGTTACATTGTGCGCTGTGAATTGTTCATGCTCTTCGACGGGATGCTCATATTTTGCATCAAAGAACATGTCATCGAGCCAACTCGGAATTTGTTCACTTTCCATAGTTTAAATTTACCACAAATTGTGAAAACTTACACATTTAATAAATTTTTTGAAAAAGTGTAAATAACGTGAAATTGTTGTATATTGATGTTATGGCAATGATCAAAAATGCAAAGTCTCTCGAAGAAAAACCCTCAAAGAAAGCTTCTAAGAAAGAAGAAGTTGAGATTGCGCAGCTGAGCGAGCTTGCAAAGCTCGACGCGCTCATCAAGACTTTGACCGCGATGAAAGCAAACGTCGAGATGAGCGTAAAAGAAGCGGCGTTCACAAAGTTCATTGACGATGCAAAAGTGACTCACAAAAAGGTTGACAGCTTTCGTGGTATCGATGGTGACACGAGCGCCTCGATGGAAATGCGAAAGCGAAGCACTGCCTCAAAGTTGAGTGCAGAAGAAGTTGCTTATCTCACTTCAAAAAACGTTCCCGTTGAAACTCTTGTTGAAACCCAAAAATTATTTGCAATTAACCCAAAATATGCGAGCGATGAAGTTTTGATGGAAAAGGTTGAAGCAGCGATGGAAAAAGCACTCAAAGACATCGTTGACACTTCAGAATTCTTCGTAGTTCAAGACGAGCGAAGCAAAACAGTTGTTAGTGACGAGACGATCGCAAAGGCGTTTGCGGGTGAAATTGATGAACAAGTAATTCGGATGATAACAGTCATGGCTGTGAAACCCAAGTGTGACAGTTTTGACATAGTCACTACACTAAAATCAGTGTTGGCATCTTGTGAGAGTGTTGAAGAAAATTCTGAAACAGAAGAGACTGTGAAGGTTGCGTAATGATTTATGATAAATTCACTTATGTTTATCCTCCCCGCCCAACTGCACAAGTTCCTAAAAACTTGTTGGGCTTCTATGAAAAACAAGGCTATCTCGCGCAGGTGAAGAAGAATGGTACTTGCACCGTAATATTCGCGCGTGGCCTTGACGTCACTTTCATGACAAGGCACAATGATTATCACAAGCAGTGGACACCGCAGTCAAATCACTTGAGACCATTTCAATCTTCAAATTTGAAGTATAACGTATTTGCTGCAGAACTTGTGCACAACAAGACAAAAAACACCAAAAATCAAATTTATATTTTTGATGCCATCGTATTAGATGGTACACAACTCGTTGGGACTACGTTTGCAGAGCGACAGGCGATGCTACATTCGATGTTTAGTGGAAAAGACGAGGGTGATCAAACACGGGTGAACGAATTTGTGTCAGTTGCAAACAACTTTAACAAAAGATTTGCTGATGTGTGGAATTCGTTGAGCGACGAAGACGAAGGAATTGTCTTGAAGAAATCGACAGGACGACTTGAACCTTGCTTCAATTCATCGTCAAACTGTGGATGGCAGTGCAAGACGCGCAAGAGCACACGCAATTATTCGTTTTAAAGTAAATCAAGATTTACAAATCTTCACTTTGTGTAAACAACGTTTTACTTTATCATGTTTTCCCAACGCACACCCTCACTCACGAAACCACGTCGGGAGATAAAATCGGCTTCTTCCTTCTGAAAACGTGCGTCTTCTGTGCGATAAACTTCGCCACCCTGTTCGTCTATTGTGTATGAATACGTCACCATCGGCAAGTACCCCGAACGCTTTGCTTTGTGTAAGACTGGTAGATAAATCGCACGATCGCCTGACCGCTTGACAAGTTCACCGTTCATGTTCGTGAAGTTTTCATAAGGCACATCGTTGATGAGCTTTTTGCGAAACGTTTTAAGATGACTCATAGTCCACGGAACGTCATAAGGATTTCCATTCATTGGGCCACTAATGTTTCTACCAGAACCTGTCCAACGATGCGCAGTCCAAATAGCGTCATGTTTATATAAATCATACGTTACGTTTAGCACATGTAACGCATCACTATCACAAAGTGCATCGTCACCGTCAATTCTTGCGACAATATCTTCGTCGGAACAAAAATTCTTTATACCATATAACACGTTTGAAGTCTCGTAGCACTTGCCACGATCAATGTCGTCATTCCAGACGGTGATTATCTTGTCTTCATCGAAACCTTGTTGGTACAATAACCATGAAAACGCCTTAATGATGTCGTCTTCTCTACCTACCTCTTCTTTGCTCGAACAGTCGTCTATTAACACGACTTTCCAGTTCGTGTACGACTGACACGCTATCGAGTGAAGACAACGAGCGAGCGTCTTTGAAGCATTGAAAATTGGACAGATAAACGTAAAATTATTCATGTCAACATTTCTTGGCTGTGCGTGTACTCTTCGCACACATCAATAATCTTCACTTGTGGTAGTAATTCTAAATCGTAAACTATACCGATTTCTTCAATACGTCGTTGCGTGGCACACTCTTTACACAAGTATTCATTTGGACGTTGATGGCCACGTCCACGTAAAACATAATATGCGTGAGATTGATACAACTTTGACGAACACTTTTCACTTGTGCACTTCAACGTGAAGAACTGCAGTAAATCGTTCACCAAATTTGCGTGATACTGTTTATACCATTTGATGTCAAGCATGTGACAGTCTTTCTTTGACAGTTTCAAGCCAATCACACAAAATTTGTTTATCAATTTCAGAAGTAATTTCTGACGTCATTACGATTGAATTCAAAGCGTCAATGTTGTTTGAAATTTCAAGTGGTTGACATTGCTTTACACATTTCTTTTTGCTCCCGTGAGCACGTCTGTACTTGCGATTTTCGTGAAAAGGACCGCGAACGAATTCGTTAAAGTCATTGTCACAAACTTCTGACGCAGATAGAATTTTTTCTGGAGGGTGCATGTTTTCACCAATCACAAGTGTCTCTGACGAGAGATTTTTTTGTAAGCAAAATCTGCCCGTAGTTCATATCTTCGTCCTTTATTCCACGGCAATCTTGAAAAATTCTACGATCTAAAATTATTAGTTCCTTCTCGTTGTAACCTTCGACATCTTCATTAATCGTGTTAATAAAATCAGCACACTTGATACCTGGATCGTCTTTCGACGGGAGATGAAAATCATCCATCAAGACACACTTGTCAACAAGCCCCTTCGTTCCCTCCCAGTCTGCCTTCGTGCCCTCGAACGAGTGGTCAGCGTCGATGTACGCAAAGTCGAACTTCTCGTCCTTCTCATTGAGCTGTGCCAAGACTGCTTGCGACGGGCCCTTGACAAAAGTGATGTTATCAAACCACTCTCGAGGAAACACGTTCTGAAGCTGCTTGAAAAAGTTCTCGTCTGCAGCAATGTCCATTGTCAAGATTTTTCCTTTGACACCCATGTCGTAGAACGCCTTTGCGACGCAGAACGTGACGTAGCCGCGACCGGTGCCGACTTCGAGAAATGACTTGAAACCGTACTGCTTCACGAGGTAATACACAAGACACCCACGTTCGTAATTGCTCCTATAATAACACCCAACAGTTTTATAGAGAGGATCATTAGGTGAGCGAGTTCTCTTGGCAGTAAGCTCTGCAATTTGATCGAAGTCACCAAGACAAATGTCTTCAATTGACACACCGAGTTCAGCAAGTTTATCTTTAATATGAACTATTTTCATACAATGATATTAACTTGTCAACGACAACGGGTACAAGAATACGTGTCAAAACGCTACCGTATACATGATAAATCCCATTGCGCACCAAATGCACAAAACCACTATCGCACCAATTAAAAATTGTTTATCATCTTTTTTCGACAGGAACATATTAAATTAACTCCCTACACTTTTTACAATTGTCATTCGACCACAAGAAGTGCATAAATCCCAACGAAAACGTGCAGTGACACCCATCGTAGTACAGGTGATAAGATCCCAAGTGAAAATGTTTCGTGATGCTGATCAACCAATGTTGAACACCGCTGTCGTGCCATTCATCGTGCCACTTGTATTGATGAATGAGACCTGCGTAAAATTTACCAAGTTGAAACGTCCACATAAACGCCTGACATGGATCAGGAATGCCTGTGCGAGTTTCAGGGACTTCTTTTGATTTCCAAATGATCATGTTACTTCACCGTAACAGTGACAATGCACTGATTTGCTGCTTTTCCGCACGTAACGCTTGCAACTACCTGAGCACAACATTGGCGCGCATACGTATTAGCAATGTTTTCATTTGACACCATTTGAACTCCTACAATGTCTTGTGAAAGTTCAAACCAACGTGATGCCTGGGCACCATAAAAAGTCTTGTCAGTTCGAAAAAAGTTTACTTCAACGTTGTCATTTCCGTGATGCGTTTTCTTGACGTAACAGTTACCGTCAAAGCAACTGTACGAAACATTTACAGAAAATCCATCTGCTGTCGTGTCATTTGTGTCTGGAATTCGCTGCGTGACTGTGTGATGTTTGCAGGCGTCAATGAGATTGGAAGATGACGTAACAACTTCGTGCTTTTGTTCAGCAACATGATCAGGTGTCTTTTCGACAGTTTGAGGCGTTAGCTGCTGTGCATCATCGAACCACGTGTTCTCAGTTGCATTAGCGACAGACGTTAGGGCGAGTATTGAAAATAACGTTGTGAATTTGTTCATGTACAACACTATAACACACTCGTTACAATATTACACAATCTACTGAATTGCGTGAAAAAGAACGCCCATCAAGAAACCCAAAAAACCTCCCACGAGCACGCCAATTACTGGCCACCTGCGAAAAATGTCTGACAACGACGGTGTTTCAAATGAAAAACTCATGACATTTCGACTTTCTCATCATTGATGGTGATTGTTTTAAAAAATCGAAAGTCATTGATATCATACATTGGTGGTGAAATCTCTATAACGTATTGTTTATTGGGAACGCGTTTTAATTCAGGTGTAGATGCATCTTGTGCTTCTGATAGGCTACCAACACGAGGTTCTACGTTTGAAAGAATAGAACCCAATACGTTTAATTGTTCATATGTTAATTTCATAATAATCCCTCAAGCGCAGAAAGTGCAAGTGCAAACTTATTTGTAATTCTTATTTCGTCAATTCCACAATGACCGCCTATTTTCAAACGTGAGACACACTTTGTCGCCTCGTCTATCGTGACAGGACCAATACTATACACAGGAAATTGTTTGTCTGCATTTTTGCGTTTTGAATTAACGTATGAATAACCGTCGACATACCATTCTTTGTCTACAGAATATTCTTGCTTCGTCTTGAAATCGTACACGCCTCCGTACCAATCACAGAAATATTCATGTCTGCAACAAAAACAGCGGCGATCCCAAGTCCAGTGTTTATTGTGACAGTGTGGGCCTTCTTTGAACAAGAATGGCATGAACCTTTGTAGAAAAATTCTAAAGTTTGATGCTTTTGCGCTGCTCATAATAACTCCTTTTGAACGCTCACGTAATCAATGTTCAAGTCTTCAAGCTTTTTCTTGTCGTAGATCACAAGTTTCATCGAGGGATTTGAATTCCTGATGTGATCGAGCTTATCGCGTTGCTCAAAGCTCCAAAACGCACCCTTGACGTCGACGTGCTCGTTAGTCAACGGGAGAAAGAAATCGGGTAAGTACGAACGCTTTGCACCATCGGGAGTGACATATGAAAACCTTCCACGATGTGCAACGTAGTCGATTTCATTTGCGTCAAAGTAACGAGCGACTGCGACTTCCCATGTGCCTTGTAGTTTTACAATTTCACCGGATGGTTTGACATGATCGTACCACTTGCACTTGCCAACTGGAACATCATCGTATTTGCCGTCTGCCCATGCCTGACGTGTGCATTCTGCAATCATTTCTTTGAATTCAGGATCATTTGCAAATTTTTCTTTTCGAGTTTTTGAAACTTTTGCACGAATTTCGGGACGTTTCATTGGGTTGTCATTTAACATTTTTTGACGAACTGCTTTTGCTTGTGCTAAATGTGAACATTCTTCAGAACACGTACAATGCCAATCTGTAAATTTTGTCGTAAATGTATTTCCACATCCATGACATATTTTGACAACATCAGGTTGAGCTGCGTTAAATGCGTCTCTTTCAAGTTTTTTTCGATGTGCGATTTCGGCGGCTTTGTGAGAAGCGTATAAATGAGCACAACGTGTTGAACAACATTTGCGTCCCGGAAGGACTTGATTTTCACATTCAAGACACGTTGTCATTTTTTCTCACTAACGGCTCTTCCAACAAGTTTTTCCCAATCTCGTCCTGGACGAACTTCGACATTTTTCAAAAAAGCGGCTGTCATCACCTTTGGATCAATACCAAGTTCTCTTGCAACGTATGAAAGTGCATTAATGTCCTTCGCAAAACACGAGAGCCCCCAGCCGCGTAATTGTACACCATTTTCGTCTTTTTCAAATGATGGAACAGATAGATGACTGTTGCCAAGTCGCTTGTCTAATTTTGCACATTCTACTGTTCGATCATAATCGACGTCCAACCCGCTCTCGGCAAGTTTTTCACATATTTGATAAAATTCGTTTGCAAGTGAAAGTTTCGTAGCAAGAAAACAATTTGTCATGTACTTTGTAAGTTCAGCGTTTGTACTGCTTGTTTTTACGATCTTTACGTCTGGGAAAGCTTGTTGAAAAAGTTGTTTTACTTTATTCACGCTATCTTTTGGCCCACCCAAAATTATACGATCTTGATTTCGCATGTCTTCAAGCGCAGTTGCTTCTCGAAGAAATTCGGGGTTAAATGTTATACGCAACGACGTATTTTCATATTGTTTGTTCCAACGTTCGATTGAACCAGGTGGTACAGTACTTTTTACTACTGCGATTAAATCGCATTTTGTTTTTGCAAGTTCACTTAATACACCTTCAACAATTGAAAGATCTGCTTTTCCATCACTTTCCATTGGTGTGGGTAAACATACAAACACTATATTTGAAAAATTTGATTGTAAATTACAAAATCTAATTACGGATGCGATACATGTTGAAGGTTGTTGTACGCCGATTTTAGTTTGATAGGTTGGTTTTATACAACCGGGTGCACACTTACCCGCTTTATCATAATTGATGACATCAAACCCACGTTCAGCTAAAACTTGCGAAAGTGAGCCACCAACGAATCCTGAACCGACAACCGCTACACTTGTCTTTGTCATGTAGTAAAATTTATGCTACACAAGAGCACGTGTTCACTTAATTGGCCACCACTCCGGAACTTTTGCTCTCGGCTCCCATGCAGCAAATTTTGCCTTTTCACCCACATAGTAGTTTCTATATGCTTGCACTGCATCGGTGCATCGATATTTTTCTGGCATCGCCTGGACGAATGACGAGTGATTTTTGAAATTTCCACAACTATAAAATTGTCCACCCGCGAACTCAGACGCGTTTTCTATCACACGTCGGGACGCATGAACACGATTGTAACGTCGTGTGTACTCATCACACATTTCAAGCGAGTGCTTCACAAGCCAGTCGAAGTTGTCTGACGTTGCCATTGTCCACCTGACGCATGGGTGTTGCTTGTGTGTCGGCTTGTACAGGCAACACGCATATTCACCGTATAACGTTGGATCTCGAAGAAAAATTGCAGTTGACAAAATCTGTGCACTTTCACACGTCATTTTCACAACGTGGCGATTGCACAGCATTTGTGCGGCTTCATAAGGATCTTGTGACGTCGCAAATATGTTCATACTTTTAATTTATCACGTTTTGCAGAGACAATAAACTCGTAAATCACGCTAAAAATTAACGGCACAACATAAATCATCACAGTCCACAGTTTTCACACACAGCTATCAACCCATCATGATCACAGCTTTGTGACAGAAAGTCGATGGTGATTTTTCTCAACAACTTGCTTATTGACGTGTCTTTTTTCTTTGCAATCATAGCGAGTTGCTCGTAGTGTTCATCTGATAAACGTAATGTAGCTGAACTTTCATAGTTCATAGTAGCATCCTTCTTTCCCTCTGGAACATGTGAATAATAACAATCTTCAACGAAACTATTCACTGTTTACAAAAAAAATAAAAGATACTAAATATACGGAACTTTCGAATTTTGTCCCTCATACTTATAAAAAGATGCCAGAAATGGCAAGAAAGAAAGAAAAAAGATAATATGGCAACAGTACTAACACCCATGCCCGGACAATCAGTTGTTTCAACGGACGACGAAAATGGCCGTCGGCGTGATGAGCATCGTAGCGAACGACACGAAGAGCGCTTTGACAAGCGAGAACACTGGATCGACCAGCAAGTTCTCGATAACCGCAAGGCGATCGCATCAGACAATACAACCATTCAAACTAATCAGTTTGCAATCGAAGGTCGGTCTCTTGTCGAAGCCGCAAAAAACGCCGCCGCGGC